CTTTAGCTTTAGGAAAGCCTAGCGAGCCTAGGCCTGCTTTCTTAGTTGGCGGATACTTTCATACCGCTATACTAGAACCAGATAAACTGAAGAAGTACAAGGTTATACCTTCGTCAACTAGGAATACTAAAGTTTACAAAGAGATGTCTGGTGGTGAATTATGTTTGTTACAACATGAAGTAGATGAAATAGAAAAGTTATCTGATATTATGTTAGATAACGATGTGTGTAAGGCAATGATACGTGATAGTAACACAGAGTATGAAACACCAGGTATTAAAGAGATTGAGGGTGAGATGTGGAAAGGTAAAGCAGATATTATAAACCATAATGAAAAATTAGTTATTGATTTAAAAACAACTAATGATATTCAAAAGTTTAAATGGTCTGCTTCAAAATTTAACTACGACTCTCAAGCTTATATTTACAGTGAGTTGTTCGGTTATGAAATGATTTTTATTGTAATAGATAAAAACACTGGACAGCTTGGTATATTTGACTGCTCAACAGAATTTTATGCTAAGGGCAAAGACAAAGTCCAACGAGCAGTGGACGCTTATAGATTATTTTATAAGAATAAAGACTTTGATCCTAAGCAATATTTTATTAATAAAACCCTTTAATTATTATGGCAAGAACTAGAAAAATGCAAACAAAAGTTTGCTCAGTAACAGGATTAGAAACAAGTGTTGATAACTTTTACAAGAATCAAACACATGTTAAAGCTGTGGATAATTTAAGAAGAACTACAAATGCTACAAAAGAGCAATTGCAGAGAATGTTTAACCAAATAAATCAATACGCATAATGGCAAGTATTATAGCAACTAGTATTGACCTTACTAAAATACCTAAAGATAAAATTATCAACGGTAAAAAAGGTAAATACTTACCTATAACTATTACATTAAACGATGATCTTGATAACTTCGGTAACAACGGTCCGGTTTGTGTTCAACAAACTAAAGACGAGCGTGATGCTAAAGTTGAAAAGGTTTATCTTGGCAATGTAAAAGTTGTATGGACAAACGGAAGCAATGTAGATGTAACACCAAGAGGTGAAGCACCCGTTGCAAACAAAGTAGTTAATGAACCAGTAGTAGAAGACGATTTACCATTTTAATAAATGATAGAGACAATAGAGATCAATGGATTTTTGATTGACAAGTTCAATCAGTATGGCCTAGAACAAGGTAAGAAACAAGGGATTTGTCCTTTGTGTTCACACGATAGGCAACCCAAAAATCAAAAAGCAAAATGTGCTTCATATGATTGGGAACGGGGTCTCGGTACTTGTCACAATTGTAACACTTCATTTCAGCTACATACATATCAGCGTAAAGGCGCTAGTGAACGTGAGTATATAAGACCAGTAGAACCACCTGTAGAAGAGTTTAATATACCACGTAGTAAAGTAGCTGAATGGTTCGAGACAAGGGGTATATCAACTCGGACTCTTATTGATTTACAGATCAGTGAGGGTCCTGAGTGGATGCCACAAACCGGTAAGACCGAGAATACTATAAAGTTTAATTATTATATGGGTGACCAACTTATCAATGTTAAATACAGAGATGGTCGCAAAAATTTTAAACTATATAAAGGTGCTGAAAAGATATTTTATAATATCAACAGCATAGTTGGTTATGACAGTTGTGTTATAACTGAAGGTGAAATAGATGTATTATCACTACATGAAGCTGGTGTACGTAATGTTATATCAGTTCCAAACGGTGCAACATTAACTAGTAATAATCTTGATTATCTAGATAATTGTATAGATTATTTTGATGATAAAGAAAAAATAATATTAGCAGTTGATTCAGATGAAGCTGGTCAAGCATTACAGTCAGAGTTAGTTCGTAGACTTGGTGCTGAAGTTTGTTTCTTAGCAGACTTTGATGAGTGTAAAGATGCTAATGAATATCTAGTAAAATATGGTAAACAAAAATTAGCAGAGTGTATTGCTAAAGCAAGACCATATCCATTGGAAAATGTTACAACGTTTAAAGATGTTGAAGCAGAAGTTTCAGACTTTGTTAAACATGGTTTTAAACCTGGTTATCAAGTTGGCTTATCAAACTTTGATGAAATATTTTCAACTTATACTGGACAGTTTATTACTGTAACTGGTATACCTAGTTCTGGTAAATCTGATTTTGTTGATCAGATGGTTGTAGGTTACAATCAAAATTATGGTTGGAAAACTGCGTTCGCATCTCCTGAAAATGCACCTACATATTTACATGCACATAAATTAATGCGTAAAGTATGGGGTGATATGCCAAGCACAAATGATATTGGTGGAGGTAAATGGAAAGAAGTATCACAACACGTTAATGATAATTTCTTTTTCATTGACATGGAACGATATGATCTTGATTCTGTATTACGTAAAGGTGCTGAGCTTGTTAAACGTAAAGGTATTAAATGTTTAGTGATCGATCCTTATAATAAAGTTAGAGATGTTAATGCTAAGTCTGACGATGTTAATCGTTACACCATGGATTATCTAACTAAAATAGAAGTGTTCGCTAAAAAATATGATGCTTTAGTTTTCATTGTAGCTCACCCAACTAAAATGCAGAAGAACCAAAATGGTCAGATTGAAGAACCTAATATGTATAACATTAAAGGTGGTGGTGAATGGTATGATGCTAGTTATCACGGTATATTAGTACATAGAAATTATGAAGATAAAACTGTAAAAGCTAAAGTACTTAAAGTTAAGTTTCAAAACTTAGGTGAAAACGGTGCTGAAGCTCATTTTAAATGGGAGCCAAGATCAGGTTGTTTTGTACCTCAAATAAATGCAGTTAAAGAAAATGAACCAATGCCTTGGGAATAAATGCCACGAAAAAAGAAAGATGTAATGGGACAATATACGCCTACTATGCAGGAACTGGAAGCATACAGATGGTGTATAAACAATGGAATATATATATCCCCATTTGCGAATGGAGAAGGAGCTTGGTACATTGATATTAAGATAAACAATAAAAATAATAGATCTCCGTTAGTCTATGGACCAGTAGCAATATGGGTTCAGATGTACGAGTTCTATAAATATTATTATAAAAAATATGCGCAGAAAATTTAGAAATGCAGACGAAGCTTATAATTATTTTCTTGATAAAATAATTACAGACGGTATACCTTTTGGTGATACCAAAGCTTTATTTAACGTTGGGTTTACGTTAGAAAAACCTTTAGAAAACGTTATATTTAATAAAGAACGTAATTGGAAATATGATTATGCTCATGCTGAATGGCAATGGTATTTATCTGGTGATCCTAATATTTATGAGTTAGGTAAAATATACGGTAAGATACCACCAATATGGGAACGTATGGCAGATAGTAATAACGAAGTAAGATCTAATTATGGTTGGCAATGGCAACGTAATGATCAGCTAGATTATGTAGTTGCTAAGTTAAAAAATTGCAAAGATACTAGACATGCAGCGATCAGTATTTATGACTGTAAAGAGCATGCTACTTATGCTAAAGATACGCCTTGTACGTATGCTGTTCAGTTTACTATTGTAAATAATAGGCTTGATATGGCTGCTCTGATGCGTTCTAATGATCTCTGGTATGGTTTCTGCAATGATCAGTACTGTTTTAGTATGTTACAAAAATTAGTTGCAGAGAGATTAAATATTGAAGTTGGTGAATATTACCATTATGCACACAACTTACACTTATATAATAACAAATTATAAACATGTATTATATTTATCATATACCGGGTAAAAAAATAGGTGTTACACGTGATCTTAATAACAGAGTTACGTTAACACAGGGTTATAGCCCAGACGAATATGAAGTTCTTGATCAGTCCGATGATATAGATTATATATCAGAGAAAGAGATAGAACTTCAACAGTCTTATGGCTATAGGATTGATCGTAAAAAATATAATGAATTAATAAAATTAAATAAATTTAAAATGAATATAAACGTAACAGAACAAACCACTACGTTTCCATATCCAGTTAATAAATTAAAAGGTAATTTAATGGATAACTTAGGTATGGAGTGGGACTCAGAACACGGTTCATTTAAGTTAAACATAGATTCAGTTCGTTGGATAATGAAGAACGTTAAAACTTCTATGTATAACAATGATAGGTGTTATGTATATAACAAAGCTTTTGCTGAGTGGTTTAAAGCTCCTGAGCTATGGAGTGAAGACCAAATAGATGAGACATCAAAAATAACTGATAGTGATATGTTTGGTAAAATAAGAGACTGGGCAGAGCAAAGAGGTTTATATAGTAAAGGCAATAGCCATACACAATATGTTAAGCTTCAAGAAGAAGCTGGTGAGTTAGCTAAAGCATTATTAAAAGATGATAAGCCAGAAGTTATAGATGCTATAGGTGACATGGTTGTAGTATTAACAAACTTAGCTCATTTACAAGGAGTTACTATAGAAGATTGTATTGATAGTGCTTATAAAGTTATTAGTAAGCGAACAGGTAAAATGATTAACGGAACATTTGTAAAAGATGAGTAATTACACAGTAAAGACTAAAGACGAAATCGTACAAAAAGTTATTGAAAAAATAGATCAACGTAGTCTGGTTGGTCAGAAAAAGTACGGTGCAACAATGATGGGTGAAATTAAAAACGAAGTCAAAGATCTTGACAGATTTTTAGTTGATGTACAAGAGGAAATAATGGATGCATTATTATATATACAAGCTGCAAGAGTTTGTTTACAAGATGAACTTGAAGAAGTAATGTTAAACAGAATGAATGTAATAGGGCAAAACGGTAACGACGGTTTACATTATGAGGAACAAGAATTATAAAAGAAAAAAGAAAAGAGGACCTGTACAAGCAAATAAAATATCTTACGATGGTATTAAGTTTGCTTCAGGTCTTGAACGCTATATGTATATGGCTTTGAAAAAAGCTAAAATACCAGCCTTGTATGAAGGCCAAACGTTTGAGTTAGTTGAAGGTTTTGATTTTCAATTTAAATCTTATGAAAGATGTGGTAATGGTAAAGGTGAATATAAAGATCGAGGTAATAAAAAGATTTTAAATATTAAGTATACACCTGACTTTGTTGGTAAAGGATTTATAATTGAATGTAAAGGTAGAGCTAACGAGAGTTTTCCACTACGTTGGAAGATGTTTAAAAAACTTATGGCTGAAAGAAGGATAGGACCATTTACATTATACAAACCACAAAATCAAAAAGAATGCGACGAGACGGTAAGATTAATCCTCAGCGAGCAAAACAATTAGCTAGGATAAAATATGCTGAAAGACAAATTGAAAAGTATATTAAATGGACTATTGAAAAAAGAGGTTATTTAAAATATAAAGATATAGTTTGGCAGCATGAAAAATATAATATAAAAGCTTATGGCTAAAAAAAGAAAATTAAATAGTACAAATCCTAAATATTACCCTGTAAAAGAAGATGAAGTAAGAGAACGCAAAGAGTTAATTACTACAATAAACCTTAGTAAGAAACGAAAAGCAAATGTTTACGCGGTATTTAAAGAAGATTAATATGGAAAATAAAGAGAAATGGAACTGGTCTTTGTCAGTGGGTTTTTATCCAGGCATATTGTTTGGGTGTAGAGCTTATGAAGAAGAAAATCAATTAACATATGTGTTTTATCTACCATTTGTAGATATAGCATTTGAAATGCCTTACAATTAAAATGAGTTTATTTAAAGAAAGAATACCTTATAAACCTTTTGAGTACCCTATATATTATAATGAGGGTTGGTTGAAACAAGCTCAAGCGTTTTGGTTACATACAGAAATACCTATGTCAGGTGATGTTAAAGACTGGAACGAAAAATTAACAGAAGCAGAGAAGAATTTAGTAGGTAATATACTACTAGGCTTTGCTCAAACAGAATGTGCAGTATCAGATTACTGGACACAGAAAGTCGTATCATGGTTTCCAAAACACGAAGTGCAACAGATGGCTATGATGTTCGGCTCACAAGAAACAATACACGCTGTTGCATATAGTTATTTAAATGAAACACTGGGACTTGAAGACTTTGAAGCGTTTCTTCACGAGCCTGCGACGTCGGAACGTTTTGACAACTTGGTTGCTTATGACGGGAATGATCCTGTGGGCATCGGTCGTAGCTTGGCAATCTTTTCCGCTTTCGCAGAGGGCGTTAGTTTATATAGTGCTTTTGCTGTTTTATATTCTTTTCAATTACGCAACCTGCTCAAAGGAATAGGTCAACAAATGAAATGGTCTGTAAGAGACGAGTCACTACATAGTCGTATGGGTTGTCAATTATATAGACACATGTGTGAGGAAATACCTACACTAAAAGAAGACTGTAAAGAAGATATATACAAAGCAGCTAAGATCATGGTTGAACTTGAAGAAAAATATATTGACAAGATGTTTGAGATGGGTGATATTGAAAACTTAAAAGCAAATGATCTAAAACAATTTATAAGAAAAAGAACAAATGAAAAACTTGTTGAACTTGGGTACAATGATAAAAGAAGGTTTTTTAGCTATGATGCTGATTCTGCATCTAACCTTGATTGGTTTTATCATCTTACTGGCGGACATACTCATACAGACTTTTTTGCTATTCGACCTACGGACTATAGCAAGGCAAATGAAAACGAAGATTTTGAAGATATTTGGTAAATAAAATAAAATGGCACAGAATAAATTAAAAAGAAAAGTAGAAGCTTTAACTAATGTTGTTAGAGAATTAATTAAAGAAGTACAAACAAATGCTAGTTTAGCACAAGGAACTTTAACAGCTTTTCAATTACACATTGGTAAAGATGAATGGAATAAGTTAGTTGAAGAACTTAAAAACGTAGAAGAAAGAAGAGTACAAGAAGATAAAAAATTAGAGATACCTAAAGATGTGGAATAATGAATGGAAAAAAGGAGTTGATTACCCAGAGTGGGGTGACAACGAAGTATATAAAAAAACAATAGGTGGAGGATATTTATACAATGGAGAAACACCTAAAGAAGCTTACGAAAGAGTTGCGAAGACCGTGGCAAAAAGGTTGGCTAAACCTGAAATGGCTGATTTTTTCTTTGAGTATATATGGAAAGGTTGGTTATGTCTAGCTTCGCCAGTTCTTTCAAACACTGGTACTGATCGTGGGCTTCCTATATCTTGTTTTGGTATTGACGTTGCTGACAGTATTATTGACATTGGTCAAAAGAATTTGGAGATGATGTTACTCGCTAAACACGGCGGTGGAGTAGGTATCGGTGTAAATCAAATAAGACCCGCCGGTGCTAAAATAACAGGAAATGGAACAAGCGACGGAGTTGTGCCGTTTTGTAAAATCTATGATTCAACAATACTTGCAACAAACCAAGGATCAGTCAGACGAGGCGCTGCATCAGTTAATATTAACATTGAGCACAAAGACTTTGAAGAATGGCTCGAAATTAGAGAACCTAAAGGAGACGTCAACCGTCAATCGCTTAATCTACATCAATGCTGCGTGGTCGGCGATAAATTCATGCGAAGACTTACTAGCGGAGATGTTGAGGCAAGGCAAAAATGGGGAAAACTACTTCAAAAGCGTAAAGCTACTGGTGAACCTTATATCTTATTTAAAGGAAATACAAATAAGCAAAATCCAGCAGCCTACAAAGACAACGCATTAAAAGTACACATGACAAATATCTGTAGTGAAATAGTTTTACATACAGATGAAAATCATTCATTCGTTTGTTGTCTATCTAGCTTAAACCTAGCTAAGTATGACGAATGGAAAAATACAAATATCATTTATGACTCAATATGGTTTCTTGATGGAGTGCTTGAAGAGTTTATACAAAGAGCTAAATACAGAAAAGGTTTTGAAAACTCTGTAAGATCTGCTGAAAAAGGTAGAGCATTAGGTCTTGGTGTACTCGGCTGGCATACATACTTACAAGAAAAAGGTTTACCATTTGAGGGTTTATTAGCACAATATGAAACTAGAAGAATCTTTAGCCAAATCAAAATCGAATCTGAACGAGCTAGTATGGCTCTTGCTGATGTTTTCGGAGAACCTCTTTGGTGTGTTGGTACTGGGTTTCGTAATACCCATTTACGCGCTATTGCTCCCACTGTTAGTAATAGTAAACTTTCTGGAAATGTTAGTCCAGGGATTGAACCCTGGGCAGCTAATGTATTCACCGAACAATCGGCTAAGGGTACATTTATTAGGAAGAATCCTACGCTTGTTAAGGTTCTGGAAAAGATAGGTATTAATAATAAAGAAACATGGGATAAAATCTTAGCAGACGGAGGATCTGTACAAGATATTAAAGAATTAGACGATGATACTAAAGAAGTATTTAAAACGTTTAAGGAAATAAACCAACTAGAATTAGTTAGGCAAGCTGGTATACGTCAACAATATATAGATCAAAGTGTAAGTTTAAATTTAGCTTTTCCTAGTGAAGCATCACCTAAATGGATTAATCAAGTTCATTTAGATGCTTGGAAGAAAGGTATTAAAACTTTATACTATATGCGGACAGAGTCAGTGTTACGTGGAGACATTGCTTCTAGAGCTATGGAAGACTGTGTAGCTTGTGATGGTTAATAAAAAAAGGGGAGGTCAAATGACTTCCCCTTTTTGGTTACAGGAACTTTTGGGTATGGTACGCCCATTTTAATATTGTTCCTATTTTATTCTCCGCACGGTTTACCCGTAGCTACATTTATCCAGTTTTCTTTTTCAAACCAGTCTCTTAATGTAGCACCTTTTTTACGAGCACCTTTTACAAAAGACTTTTTAGATCTTTTATATTTACCTTGAGCAGCAGCAGATTTCTTAGCTGCAATTACTTTTTTCTTTTCAGCAGCACTCATAGATCTTACCTTTGAAGCAGGTAAACAAACCTTAGTAGTACCACCACCTTTTATTTTACTTTTCTTTTGTAATGGAGTACGCGTGCTTTCAGCTTTAGCAAGAGCTTGTTTATTACCTGTTCCTTTACCATAGTTAGCAACTCTATTACGCATCTTATTTGTTTCTGGATTATGTAAAACCCCTGCCCAGCAATGAGCGAGTGGACTAAATTTATTTTTCATCTTTACCTAATTTTTTCATAGCAGCATTACGAGCACACTTCATTTTCTTAGCATAGCTAGGATTCTTTTTTCTATTAAAAACTATTTGTTGATTAAGACTACCGACAATAGCTTTCTTATTTCCTTTTCTACTTTTGATTAACCAATCAGCTAGGTCGCCACAAGATAATTCTTTAAACTTACCTTTAGCATCCGCATACTTTGAGTCTTTCCACTCAGGTCTTTTTTCTGCCATGTTTTCTACGTACTTTATTTTTACAAGCTTTTGCTATAGCAGCTTGCTTTGGTTTTTTACCAAACCTTGATCGCTGTTCCATCACAGTTAGTATCTGTATTTTTCTAGCAAACGGTTTGTTTATATTTAAAACTTTACTACATGTAGCTTTAGCATCTGCTTCTGTAGCATATTTAATTCTAACAGTATCCTTAGGATTTTCATCTGTATACAATCTACGACCTGAACCTTTAGGTTTTTTACCTGTTCCTTTTTTTGGATCTGCCATTACAATCTTGCATATTAATAAACCAATTAGCCAACTGCACATCTCGCTTTGTAGCTTTTGGTCTAGCTTTTAATTTGTTAACTTTACTACAAGTAACATCACCTCCGTATAGTTTATTTATACGAGCTTTTAAAACTCCTCTATACGCTTTAGCCATTACTTTTTCTTTTTACCCATTTTACCTGGTCCACCAGCTTTGGTACATCTTACACCCCAACCAGAAGCATAAGCGCTAGGCCATACTTTAAATTTCTTTTTAGCTGCAGCTTTACAAGCTGGACTTATTTTAGTTCTTTTGATAGCCATGTTAAATTGTTTTATATTTTGTCTTGTTATTCTCGTCTTTATAAGCCTTTAGACATCTGTTTCTGTTATCTTCTTCTGATACATATGATACATGTACCCAATTAGGTTGAGTGTCTGTTCCAAACTCCCATATAATTTGATCAAAATTTAAATTTTCTTTTATCCAATGATACATTTCTGCATTAGTTTTATAGCCATAAACATCGTCAATATCAATTGCTTGACCTTTACAATGTTGACTAGATGCTACTCCACCAATAGCTACGTTAAGTTCTGGTGATCTAAAAAATGAATTAACTTTTATTGGTCCACCAACCCACTCGCGTAATGGTTCAAATATTTTTTCAGCTAATAATTTCATAGCTTCAATTTGATTTGGATTAGGTGTATTATCTATTCCTTTACGCTTAGCAGTATTAGAGTGTATAGCTTCAGCATATGTTATATGTTTACTTATTTTCATAATTACTTTGGTCCAACAAATAATATTAAAGCAGTACCTAAAGCTAATCCTGCTATTAGCGAGAATAAATCTTTATCAGCATATACACCTTTATGTGGGTTTAATATTTTAATTTCCCTATCATTATTTAAAGGTCCTCTTTCCCAAGAAGGCACTGATGCACAACTACTTAATAATAATATTAATAATATTATTTTTATTTTCTTTTTCATTAAATGAATTAATAGTTTTTTATATTTTTAGATTTGAGCTTTAGCAAAGCCCACAATCTCCGTTACAAATAGGACACATAATTTAAAATTTACTTGCGTTATTAATTTCGTTTATAGATTCTTGAATATCATTTAAATCTGCTGGCAACATTAAATCTAATCCTGCTTTAAAAATAGTTTCTTTAATACCATCTTTAAATATAATTAATGTCGGTGCCATACGTACCTTATATTTCTTTTTAGCGGCTGGGCACGTAGCTATATCCGCTCTGTAATATATAACATCTTTTAATTCTGACCATTGTTCAAATTTGTTTGCATCGTTAAACTTAGCATAAAACTCTACAACTACAGGTTTTGATTGATTATCACCAAAAGCTTGTCTCTCATTTATTTTACTATCAAAATTATCGTCTGTTATCCACTCTTGAGCTGATATATTAAATGATATTAATAATAAAATTATATTTAAGTATTTCATATTATCTACCTCTTTGTTGTAACTCGTACAAACGTTCGTCGATTTTTTCTATAGTCTCTTTTATTTCTTGTACATCTTCTTGAGTATCCATAATTGTTTGACGAATTAACTCGTCTTTTAAATCATATTCTACTCTATCAATAACAGGTTCAGGTTTTTCCATAGCAAGAGCTATATCTGCTTGTAAAGCAAACCACATTGTTGTCAATGAAACAACTCCTCCAATTATTAATCCTATTGTTTTAAGATCAAGTGTAACTTTAGTATCTTCACTTATTTGCTTTGCCATTTTATTTTAATGTTATATTTAATCCTACAGATCCGTTATATATTTTACTATCCCAGAATTTAGTATATTCAGCTTCTGCAAACACACCAATTGATCTGCTTAATTTCCAACCAAATACTACACCAGCTTGATAATCCTCCCACTGATCTCCATCACTCATAGCATGCATTTCATTATGACCTGCCATATGCCAACCGTTTCTATGTAAATAACTATATTGTTCGTCACCTTTTACATACTTGTGGTATGGTAATAAGTAAGAACCATAAGCATGTAGCCAAAAATTATTTTTATAATGATACCAGTCGAAACCGACAACAGGTGATATTAAACCAAAACTATCAAGCTCTGACCATATCTCTTCGTTATATTGATTCATTAGTTCAGCAAACACTGTATCTCTAAATTCAAGATCTGTATTAGCCACGATATTTCCATCTGGATCTATCCAATACCAATCAGATACTTGGTTTCCAAGTTGATCTTGCTGTGTGTAATATATATCATCGTACCCGTAATAAAAACCAAGTGTATACCAAGGGTTTACAACTTGTCCTGCGTCATTTGTTTCATTTAACCATATTTCTACAGGGTTATAACCATAAGGTCTTTCATGTGTACGATATATAGCACCTGCAGATAAACTAAATTTTTTACCAATAGGTAGTTTAGCTCTAAGATCTGCTGAATTATATTTAAAATCAACTTTACCTTGTGCTCTACTTTCTAATTTAACCATGTGGTATTTACCACTATGCTTTACAAAATATCTATGGTTTTTATATATCTCATCTCTTGATCTTTCTTTTTCAGTATGAAATACATATTCTAAACCTTTAACAGCAGAGTTTGTAGCTGATAAACCTACATTACTTTCTGTTCCATCATAGTATTGTTTACCTTTAATCTCGTAATCAAACCTAGCTATTTTTCTTATACCAAAACCATATCTATAATCGTAGTCATAATAGTCAGTACCATCAACTACAACAGGTGGTGTGTATAAATTACCATCAGGATTTGTTCTTACAAAATAATCTTTTGGTTCTTCTTTAGGGTTGTCTATGTCACCAGCTACATATATGGTTCCATATTTTAAAAAGTCTTTGTATATATCTTTAAATAAGTTTTGTGAGATTGAATTAGATGAAATTAAAATAATAAGTAACGTAAGTAATTGTTTCATTATTTATAATTTTTAAACATTAATTTATATAGTAATTTATTCCAAGCCTCTTGGATTTTATCTATTGCTTTTATAAGCTTTTGTTTCATAATTTCTTTTTTGTAAATACTTTTTTACCTCTTACAATTTTTACAGGTTTAGTTGTTTTTCTAGCGCTAGGTTTATTTGATTTATTTTCTTTATCTAAACCTATCTCCCAGTCTTGCCAACCACCAAGTAAAGCTAATCTCTCCCACAACTCTATATCTTGTGTTGTAGCTTTTGAAACGTTAGTAGCTTTTTTAACAGCTCTGTCAAGTGGTATATTTGTTAAAGCAGATATAACATTAGCACCTGCTAAAAACGCTGGGTTGTCTAAACTCCAACCACCATTTATCATTTCTTCTTTATCCCACTGATATGATCTAGCCGCTTGATTTATTCTTGAAAGCTTAGATGATATTGGAGGTGACAATCTAGATAATTCATAAGCTACTTTATCTAATTTAGGTTGATCTTTTTCTAGTTCTCTTTGTATACGCATGATTGCGTTTTTACCAACAGAAACTAAAGCGCCACCAATACCAGCTCCTCTTAATAACGAGTCAGCCATACCGTTTGCTATACTAACATATTTCTCTTGTTTTTCTTGATCTTCAGGTTCTTCATCACCAAATGCAAATGCAAACAATGCTTGTTGTAAAGCGTTGAATATTAAGTTTTGAACAAAACCGTAGTATAATATTTTAGATATATTAGTTCTAGCATCACCTCTACCTGCTCTTAAATCTGAAGCAGCTTTCTTAATTAATCTAGCATACTGAGCTGGTGTATTAGCAAACGCTAATATAATTCTACCAAGTGGTCCAGCTTGTTGCATTGATATTCTATCAGGTCTACTTGACTGCTGATTTTCTTCAGCTAGTTCTCTCCAATCATTAAGCGCTTGTTTCTCAGCAGCAGCTTTGTCCATACCATCTTTTTCATACGTCTTAACTCTGTTTCTATAAAACGTAGCACCACCAGATGCAATAGCAAAACTATCTGCTATTTGTGTTGGTATAAAACCAAGTTCTAATAATCTATTTATAACACCTTGTACACCACCTTTTTTAGCCATATCAGCAATGTCAGCCTCGTTAACATTGATTCGTAAACCAGCTCTACGTTCTTTCAAGAAGTCAGAGTTCATTAATTTCATAAAGTCTGACCAATATTGTTTTTGGTTTGCAAAAGCTCTTGCTGCAGCTAGTGGATTATTATCACTAAAGTTTATAAAGTTTATAGATGATATTGTTTGTAGTAATGCAGATCTAGTATTAAAGAACATAATCGTACCAATACTACCAGTTAACCAATCAGTAAACTTACCAGTTATAGTATCACCTGCAAAGTTACGGTTTCTACCTGTTTTCATACGTTGAAGCATGTTTTCTAATGCTTCTCTGTATGGTTTACCATATGCAGCTTCTAATTTATTTAAATTCTTTTCAGAGAATATTACATCTACATTTTGTTGCCACAACTCTAAATACTTAGATCTTTTAGTTGTATTTAATCCTTGTAATAAATCTGTAGTGATACTACCTGCCGGCCAACCAAATTTAGGTTTAGCATAACCATCACCTTTATTTATTTCTATAAGTTGATCTGCAAATACTTGTAACTCAGCATTATCATTTACATAATCAGTTAGATCTTTTAAATCTGCCTTGCTAATACCAGGAACTTCCATGTTCTGTTTATTCCATATGTAAACTCTTACAGCTTGTTCTCTAGTATATGGTTCACCTGGAACTTTCTTACGTAGATTTTTAGGTACAAGGTTTAATTCTTTTTTAAGAGCTTTGTAGTCATTCATTAAAGCAAGTCTTGACTTTGATATATTTTGCATTGCTCTTGCGTAAGGATCTAACAAGTGTAATTTATACCAAGCCATTTGATCATCACCAAGTTTACCTTTAGCAAGTGTTGCATATAATAAACCTGTAAAGTCTTCTGCTGATGGTGGAATAAAGAAATTTAATCTACCTTTACCAGCACCTGCTACTTGAGCTTTAACTCTTTTGTATTCTTTTTCTGAAGCAATACCTGTTTTAGCCTCTATAATATCGTTAAAGTCTTTATCTAAATCAACAGACTTACTAAACTTAACATATGCTTGTCTAACTTTTGATTTAACATCTAATACACTTAATGCGTCTTGTACTGCTTTAACATTTTTATAAGCGTCATCTGCAAAATAAAAATCATTATAACCTTCAGCGGCTTTATCTACAATCCATCTTGCTTTAGCTTCAGGAGCACCATCTCCTAACCCAACTATGTTTTTAATAGGTATATCAAGTCCAACACTCTTTAAAAAATCGTGTATTGGTTCTGCCGCGGTCATTGTTCTAGCTGTTAATACAAACACATTTTCATTACCAAACTTTTTATTACGAGCTATAGCTTTTTCAAACATAGGACCTTTAGCTCCTTTAGTAACAACATCAAATTCACTAAAATCAAATTCAGCACCTTGTTCTATTAACTCTTCACTTCTTGTAGCAAACTGCGCAGCATTTAAAGTTCCTTCAGTTCCATCTGGTAAAGTATATAAAACATTTGATTTTGTAGTAGCTAATGTATCATCAAAATCCCAAACACTAATACCTTTAACAGGAGCATCAGCGTTTCTAGCTATATCAAATGCCTCATCTAATGTACTTAAATTGTTTATCTGTACATCATTAGAAACTGTTTCGCTATATTTTAAACCTTTTGGCTGTAACTTATTATTAGATTTAGAAGCTTTTATTTTTGATTTATAAACTTCTACAGTCATTGGTTCGCCTTTAGCATTTATACCAAAAACTTCTATAAAGTTTTTACCATTTAAATCTACTATTTGACCTGGATCAATACCACCGTCTATAGCACCAACAGCTTCATTAAAATATCTTTGCCACCAAAAATTATTTAAAACATCCCACCCTTTAGGCATTGATCTAGCTAATTTTGCTTCACCTAGTTTAGCGTTTTCAATTTTATCTAAAGCTATAAGTTTATAGTTATTCATAACTAATCTATAAGCTTCATTAAAATTGCTATCAGTTCTACCGGAATTTTGTATAGCAGAATCTAATAAATATAAATAAGCAGCTGTTGCCGGCATAGCATGTTCATATTCATATTTAGTTTTTCCTTTAGTTTTTGGATCAGGTGAATAACCAAATACAGCAGCTCCTCTTCTGTGAAATGAAGACTTGTCATTAGCTGTTAATTTTAAATATGTTGCTATAGCTGGGGCTCTATTTTTATCTTCATTTATTCTTTCAGCAATACGGCTCCACATAGCCTTGTGTATAGCTGTTACTTGTTTGTTAAATTTTTCTGCTTTATTTTTTATTTCAGAAGTAGTACCTTTAAATATAGTTCCATATCCTGATATTTTAAAATTAACAACGTTACCATCAACGTCTTTTATTTCTGCTCCAAAAAAAGAGTCAGGAGCATTATCTATTTCAGCATCAATATCTTTTTTTAATTGGTTAAAAGCATCTTTTTCAGCTTTAGTACCTTGTGACATGCTGATATTATAATTATCATTACTACTGGTAAATGAATTACGTTGTTGCCAAGCAGATCTAGGTAGTAAAATAAATACTTCATCTCTAAATGTATCTACAATTTGTTTTCTACCTTCTGGAGTCAAAACTAATTGTTTTAAGTTTAATGTTTTATCTAATCTTAATCTTTCTAATAAGCTATCGACTTTTAATCTACCTGGTAATTGCAAATCAAACAAAGTCGTTAAAGATTTACTAAACATTAACCTAGGTTTACCTTTAGCTATTTCAACTTTAGCTCTTGCTTTAACTTCTGGTTTAATATCTATATCAGCATCGACTACTTCTCTAGCAACTACATTACCTAAGTTTCTAGCATACATCTCTAACAAGCCTTTCATTGTTTGAGCTTCTGCAGATCTTGGTACAAAATCAGGATCTACTTTACCTTCTTTAATACCAACAGCTTCTAAAAATGTATTACGATTGTAAGGTTTTAAAGTCCATTGAAAGTTATTACCAACTCTTTTACCTTTAGTATAAAATGTTTTTAATAAATTTCTTGGTATACCAGTTGGTTCACCACCTTTACGTATAACTCTACCGCCTGGTCCTTCAACTTCTACAACTTCTCTATTAGCTTCTGTAAATAAATTTTTAAGTGTTGGTTCGTTTTTAAGTATCCAACGTTGTATATCAGAGATATTATCACCTTTACGTAGGTTATCTTTTGGATTTGAAATACGACTTGTAGGGATATCAAAAAATGCAGCCACTGTTTTGTATGGTGCTATATCTTTAAGTTCTTTATATGTAACCGTAGTAACGTCTACGTCTTTATCTGCAATGCTTTCTTGAACCTCTGTCACAGCGTCTTGCTTAACATCCATTATTCTAAATGGATCAATAGCTTTTTTCTCTGGTTTTATAGGTGTTTCAACTACAACTTCTTCAGCGACAACGCCTCTAGCTTCTGTAACATCTGCTGTAAACTCTTCGCCAAGTACTCTTCTGGATGCTTCAATTGTTCTTGCTGGTAGAAATTTATTTATGTATGCCGCAAGAGGAACATTTGATCCTGGTTTATAAGACTGTATTAAATCTAATATACCACGCTCACCTGTTTCTATTTCATCAGTAAGTAATTGTCTATCAAAGTTAGGAGCATCTTTTCTTCTTTCTACAAGTTTACTTACAATAGGTTTAAATTGCTGTATAATATCAAAAGCACCAGCAACACCTTGTGATTCATATATTTCTTGTACTCTAGTTGAAGCAGCTTCAGTTCTAGATTCTTTTATAATAGCTTCATCTGTTTCAGCTTTAGCTTCTGTTGTTACAGCTTCAGCTTGAATATCTAGATCAGCAAAGTTTCCATCTTTTATAGACTTACTAAGGCTTTGTATAAAGCTTACTACATCAGGTGGTCCTTGAAAAAATAAAGAATTTTTCTTACCAGTTAGTTTAGATACGATGCTGTTTATATTAGCACCTACAGCAGATAAAAAGTTTTTATTGTTTTGATTTTCTATATCTAATCTAGCAACTTCTTCTAAATAATTAGTTAATACTTCTTCTGAGCTTTGACCAGCTGTTTGAGCAGATAATCTTCTAGCAGCTGACTCATTATTTTTCTTTAAATAATCTAATATTGTTGTAGCTAAATTATTATAACCAGCTTCGTCAATACCTAAACTTTCCATAAATATAACATGGCCAAGCTCATGTATAGGTGTTCTAGTTTTACCGTTGTTTAAAGCATTTGTTTGTGAAACTAATACAGTATAATTTTTATTTCCTAAATTTATAAACGCACCATTAGATCTACCACTATTAACATTATCTTTTAAATCATTAAATATTTTATCTCCTTTAGCTTGAGATACATTACCGTTTTCTATAGCAGTATCTATATCTTGTCTAGCTATAGCTAATAGCTCAGCATTGTTTTCGCTAAACTTGTAATTAATTTTAGCCCCATATCTTTTAGCTAGTTTCTTTGCTGCTTTAGAAGCTTGCTCATTACTCTCTTGAAGTTTATCTATGTTGTATAACTTCTGAGCTTCTTTATCTATTTGCTTTTGATCTGTAACTCCTTTAGTTGTTAACTTATTTTTAGCTAGTTCTCTATATTTGTTTTTAACTTTTTTAGATTCTACAGAAAAAACATTTTGAAAATCATTTTTAAATTCTTTTCTTTGATTAGCTAGTTCTGAAAATCTATTTTCATATATACTTAATAGTTTTGCTTTTTCAGAATTATTTAAATCAGTTCTTTCTAATATTGATTTAACTTCTAATCTTATATTTTCTTGAGCAGATGTAATAAACTTATATAACTCAAAACCTTCTGGTATAAGTTTAGTAGCTAAATCATTTTCAATTTTATTTAGTATATCTGAATTACTTTCAGTTAAATTATTTATTAAATCAACTCTAGTTTTATAAGCTTTAGTTCGCTTATCCATACCTTCTATTTCATTATTAAGTATAGATATAGCAGATTCATTTTCTCTAAACTCAGACATTGTATTATAATCTGTCATAGAAGCTAGCGCTGCACCTTTTAATATTGGAACACCACCTAAACTAACAGCTAATAAACCTCCTGTCACAGCTCCTTCAGGTACATTATCAAAAATATTTTGAAGATTCATCTCTCCTCTTAAAACTTCAATACCGTTTTGAGCAAACACAGTTGATCCTTCTAATGTAAATTCAGCTAAAGTTTGATTTAATAACTGCGGTCCTTTTGCTTTTAAATAACTTTTAGCACCGTCAAAAAAAGCTTTAGAACCTATATCATCAAGATTAGAAAAAGCAGTATTAAATATTCTCAATGTATTTAAACTACCAAGCCCTGCGTCTGCAGCTCCAAAACCTAAAGCTGTTAATCTTTTTTCTAAATTACTTGTTTTACTACCTCTTTGCTCATCAAGAGTTTCTATATCGTTTATCTTTTGACCATAGCTACCTGCACCAATTAATCCAATACCACCATAACCTAATGTTAATTGAGCTAATACAGGTATTTGACCAGCCATAGACTGCATGTAAAATTTTCCAAAATCAGAAGGACTATTAAACGCATCTTCAAAAGCTACTTGAGGAGCGTAATCTTCTTCAAGATCTTTCATAGCTTTGTTTTGAACCTTTCTAGTGGCTTCAACAATTTTTATATACTCAGGACCATATTTACCTAAACCAGGACCAACATCTCCAAGAATATCAGCTCCTGCTCTTATTAATCCAGCAGCTTGAGCAGCTCCAGTTTTAGTAACTATAGCGCCTAGTTGATCTAAAAAATTATAATTTTTTCTTAACCAACTAATATCTAATTTAAATCCTTCTTGTTTATCAACTAAATCAGTTAATTTTTTTGAAGTATTTTCTATAAAATTATATTTTTCTTTTAATTCATTAAGGTTTTTATTATAAGAATTAAAAACATCTTTAGTAATCATTACACCATTTTCTAATGTAACTATATTTTTTGCTTTTTCTTCAACTTGTTTTTGGAGTTGCTGCACTTGTTGAACAGCTACAGGAGATTCTATACCATCAGCTCTTCTTCTGTTTATTTCTTTAATATCTTTTTCTAATTTGTTTTTTAATTTTAAAAACTCTTGAACTTCAAGACTAGCTTTGGGTATTCTAGGACTACCATCTGGATTTGTAGTAGATATATATTCATTAAAGTCTAATACGTTTTTATATGCTAAAGATTTAGGTAATTGATCTAAAGCAATATTTAAATCAGATTTTAATTCATTTAATTTATATGTACCATCGACAAATCTTTTGTTAACAGTATCACCAAGTTTTATTCTAGTTTCTTCAGGTAAAGTCTTGATGTAATTATTTCGTTTTTGCTCAGCTAAAGCTTGAAGTTTTTCCTTTGTTATAATTTTTTTAGCTTCCGCATATACATCTTGCATAGCAGGGTCTGTATTGCCTTGTGCTTTTAACTCAACTCTAGCTTGTTTTAATTCTGTTTCATAAGGCTGTTTTATTATAGGTTTCGCGCCAATATCTCTTGATCTACCTAAATATTCTTTAACAGGTTTAAAACTAATATCTTCAACTTGATCTTGTATGTTTAATTTTTCTTGATCTGTAATACGAACAGCGTTTTCATATTTAGTTTCATCAGTTTCTTCTGGTGATTCCAAAGAAATACCTTCCAAACCTGAAGCCAAACTCTCGGATGCTATTACCGGTGTGGGTACTACATTTGCATCCTTGTTTGGAGCACCCTCTATCTTTACTTCTTCTTCTTCTAATAAAATCGCTTCTGGATTTGTTTGAATAAATAAGTCTACTTTATCATCAGGTATATTATAAACCTTATTATTAGCTTTGTATTTTGGCATAATTATATTTTATTGTTGTATTACGTATTGTCCGTATTCATCTTCTTCTTTTTGAACAATATATTCTCTAGCTTTTTTCCTATCATTTGCGTTATAAGTACCAGAGATACCGTCTATTAATTTTTCGATGTCAACTGGATTATCAATATCTATTGTTATATCATCTAATTTACCTACACCAATTTCAAAATCAACAAGAAACTTTCTTTCACCAGTGCCTTCAATTGGAGTGACATTAACAATTCTATTTCCATCATATGATCTACCAGCTAAGTAATTAATTGTATTTTTAGTTATACCATCATATATTTCTTTTGAAAGATCAGTTGTAGTGTCTTTGCTGTCGCCTTTACTAGCTTTATATGTTTTTGTTTCTTCTACGTAATATTTAGTTTCACCATCTACTGTTTCAGATTTAACTTCCGATCCTGGAAACTGTCCTTTCATTACTCTAGTTATCTCTCTATCTACAAGTTGTTTTTCTAAAAACGCAACTTTAGAATCCATGCTCGACTTAGCCCAGTTGTCTTTGGTTATAGTGTCTCCCCATTGCAGCGTATCATTTACATATTCTATTTGTTGATCCACTGTACCAGTTAAAACATCTTGTATATATCCTTTTACTTCATTTTTAAATACAGAATTTTCAGCTATAACATCAGGATCAAAATATTTTTTTGTAGTAACAATATCACTTTTGCCCTCTGTTTTACTAGAGTACTTAGTTTCTGTTATCATGTTAGGAAGTATGTTACCTTTTTCCATTATACCAGCAGTCTCCATAGCTTTTATTCCATCAAAATCTGGCAATGTTTCTTCTATTAAATCACCATTCCAGTTATTCATGTTTCTTTCCCATTTAAAAGTAATCATACCGTTTCCATCTACTTTAAAATCATCATCATTAAACAAGCCAGCTTCTTTACCTATTTTATAAAAATCACTAAACCTATTCATTTTCATTGTTAAAGAAAGATCATCACCTTCGTATGACGGTGTTACTTCTACACCAGGTAAAGATTTACCATCAAGAACTTGTGCTGCTAAAAAGTTTTTATATTGCTCTACACCCTGTCCTTTAAAATTATATTTACTACCTAAATTAGTAGATGTAATCTCTGACGCTGGTTCTAAGTTTACTTCTAAGTTACCAAATTTATTTAACGCATTGTTTTCCCATGCATTATAATCAGATATATTTTTTCTATATTGTTTGCCTTGTTCAAAAGATATACCACCCATAGCTAATGCAGCTTGCTGTGGTATTATTTCTTGTAATTTGTTTGTAGCGTTTTGTTTTAATAAATCAGCAACTTCTTTAGGTAAATTTCTTTTAGCTATTTGTGAGTCTAAATTCTTTTCATATTGTAAAGCAGTCATGTTTAATAGCTTTTGATATGCAGCTTTTTTCTTTGCAGCATCAGCCATAGCCTGAGCTTTTATTTTAGTGTAATCTTTATAAGCATCACCTATTATAGCTCCTACTTTATTTAATCCTTCTGCCCATATTTGAGCTGATCTATCTATTATTATTCTTGGATTTCTGTAACTCATGATATTTTTTTTAACCTCCTATTCCAAATGATGGTACTTGATAACTAGAAAAAGGGTTGTAACTACTACCACCTCCACTACTTGCACTTGCTGCGTTATTTCCCATAGCAGCTGCGGTTATAGCAGCGGCATCAACAGTGGCTTGAGCTGTTATACCTGTAGCAGCTATACTAGCTATATTACCTATTGCTCCTGTTATTGCTGATGCGCTAGCTTGATTTGCAGCTGCTTCAGATGCTCTAGCTTGGTCTAACATACCCGATGCTCTATCTAATTCAGCGTTTGTTCTAGCTTCTTGAGCTTGGAATACAAATTGTTTACCAGCTGCTTCAACTGTTTGTAGTCTTTGTGCTTCAGCAATTTTTTGTTGTATAAGTGTTTGCTCTCCTTGAGCTCTTAGTTTTTCATTGTTAGCTTCTTGTTGCTCAATACTAGCTGCTACTTGTTTTTTACTTGACAATGCTGCTTGAGCTAAAGCTGTGGCACCACCAGCGCTAGCACCGGTTGCTCTTAATGTATCTAATGTATTTGCTAACGCTATATCAGTTTGCTCCATTTGTATTTCTGCTGCTTGAGTAGCAACACCCATTTTTTCAAATGGATTTTCTAGCATACCACTTAAATCAGTTACACCTTCATAAGGATTTATAACTTCTTGTCTATTAGCAAGAATAGAGTTAAGCTTAGCCTCAGCTCTCATTCTATCATGCCTTGCTTGTCTAGCAGCTTTACTTGCTTTAGATGCTCCAAAAATACCACCTATTACAGATGTTGCTATTCCTAAAGCCATTAATGGTCCTGCCATAATTTTTAAATTTTAATATGATGATTCAACATAATTAGATGATACAGCAAATAATTCTTTTAATCCACCTGGATCAGTTGCATCATCTGTAGATACTTTAACTGTAGCAAAATATCCTTTTATACCTGTCATTTGAGATCCATAATTAACCTCAGCTGTAGACGCTGTAGAATTATTAACTAAATTTGCTACATATTTATTTTCTTTTCTATTAAACCCAGCTCTTTGTCTTGTATAACCTGGATTAGCTACTCCAAATACAGAAGTATAATCTGCAGGTAAAACAATTTGATTATTAGCTGGATTAATTATATATTCACCTTCTTGGTAACTATATACTTTATTTGTAGTATCGTTAGAGTTTACATATACATTGTTTACATCATCTAATCCTGTAGGATCTGATATAAAACTTGTAACTTCCCAACCGTTACTACCTTCATAACTTATTGTTTTAAAATTCTTAGACAAACTAACGTTTGGATTAAATACAAAAGTTATACTTGATTTATTATTTACTCCATAAAAATTACCACGGTTAACTGCACTAGAATAGTGTAACCATAGTTGATCTCTTTTAAGAGTATACATATTATTTTTCAAACTAAATACATGGTCAGGTTTAAAATCAAAGAAGCTAACCCAACCTCTTACGTTTTCATCAAAAGATAAAGTCTTATATTTATCTAAAAATGATAGGTTATTTGTTTGTGTAGATACTACATATTGCTTATTGTGAGCATCCCAACCTCCTATAACCCTACCTTCGATGTTAGTATTAACAGAATTAAATTCATCTCTAAAATAATCATACATACCGTATTCAGATATTTCTGTAATACCATCTCTTGATAATCTTAGTACAGCATTTCGATTTCTGTCTGTAAAATATTTTCTATAACCGTGTACTGCAAAACTTTGTGGATCTTTACTTATACCGTATTCACCAGCATAAGGAACTATTTGGCCTATTACTAAACCTATTTGACTAACAGCTGAACTAGTACCAGCAGCAGTGTATATAGCGTCTTTATCTATTAAAGCTCTGTTAACTTTATCTTCTTGGAATATTATTAAGTTTGTATCTTCAGCATATAATCTTTGTATAGAGCCTCTTGATGGATCAACACTTCTAGTAATATCTTCTCCAACAGAAAAAACATTAGTATCATTTATACCTGTTCTTGAATTAAATATACCTGAATATATAAGCGTATTAAATAGTTGTGAAGCATTTGGTTCGTCTTCTACTAAATAAGCTCTTACTCCATAATCAACATTAGTATTATTAAAACCTCCTCTTATCCTTGCTTCTTCAATAGCCCATTGGCTTGTATCTAGCGCTACTCCAGTAGCTGGATAACCACCAATAGCTTGAGGTATACCGAAAGATCCTAGATATACAGGTTCTTCATTTCCAGTATCTTTACTAATTTTTTTAAGTAAGAAAGAATTAAAATACTTTATTTCTAAAACTGCCCCCATATAATTATCACTTATATATTTATATTATTACACTATACCAAAGAAATAACCTGATATATCTGGATTGTTTGGTTCTGTGTAGTTTATTTCTTCATAATTAGAATTTAAATTTTGACAATATTCCCAAAGATCTTTAACGCCTTGTTCTGTAGAGCTAAAATACCAAGTTTCACACGGATCACTAATTTGTTTTTTAGCATTTGTATAATCTATTATAACACTTGTACTATCAGATAAGTTATTACCAGGTGCATTATTCCAACCGCTATTATATATATAATAACCATTTTGATTAGTATCGTTAGCGTCTTCTATATGTATTTGTGTTATATACACATCTTGTTCTGCTTGTTGTTCTCCTTGTTCTGTAACTAAAGCTCTATATTCTGTAACTTGTGTAGGTGTTACACCTAAATCAATTGTTATTGTAACGTCATCAGCTGATTGCCCAGCGTCGATACATTGTAAAACTATAGTATATATATCTGGAATTATAGTTCCAGGTAATAAATTATTAACGTTGCAATCTGATCTATCGCCATTGTTAGTTACTTGAAAATCAATACCAAAATAATTTACAGCTTCACCTGCTGAATTTGTTTGAGAAGTAATACTCCACACAATATCTAATCCTTGATTTATATTATTAGTATTCGCTCCATTAACTGCAGTTGCTTGAGTCATTAAAACATCTTCTATAGTTTTATTACTAACCGTAGTGACAGGAGCTGTCATTACTGGGTCTTCATTATTTAAAAGTGCTTCTCTTACATATGGAGTTGTTGATGAGTTTATAACACTAGTAAAATTAAATACAAAATTATTTAAATCACTTTCACTTTGAAAATAAACATGATTTAAAAATTCAGTAGTTGTTTGAATATTAAATCCTGCTGTTTGATCACCTGTTAAAGCAAAATAAGATGTAGCATCAACAGCTGTTTCACCTGGCTCATCTGGTATTGTAAACACAGAGTCTAATGTAAAACTAGTTACATCACCTGGAGCTATATTAGTTCCAAAATTATTAACTAAAAAGAAATTAGCTTGTAAAATATTTTGACCAGAATTTAAACCTTCAGTAAAATTACCCGTGTTAAACCCATCAAAGTCGCTACCAGCAGCTGAATCATTTAGTACAGCTGTATTTAATTCTGATATTAAACCACTTGTACTTGTTTCATAATATATATCTAATCTTGACAATGTAGGCTCTGTTTCTAGTATAGCTAGATTTTCTATATCTTCATATGTTCTTCTTGTAAAAGTTAAAACTGTATTATCTGATAATGTTTGTGCTAAGTTAACCGTTATTTCACTAGCTGCTCCATCAAAAGAAATTACTTTTGTTCCAGCTGCAACAGCAGTTCCAGTTATAATATCATCTGGTTCAGGAGCAAAACCTGCAGAAATAAAATCTATAGTTATAATAGTTTCGCCTGAAACACCACTTGGCTCATTGACATTAGCTGTGCCAGCTGTAGTATTTACTTCGGTGTTTATAACACCAAATTGATTACTTGTAACATTACTAGTTACAAACTCTGCTATAAATGGATTTGAATCAGATTTAAAAAATGGGTGAAAAGGATTTTTATTACTTGTAATAGGTTGTGATTCTCCAACGGTGTTTTCAAAACCTTTAACATCAAATATGTCAAACAAATCTTCTACTACATTTGTCGTAAAATTTTTTTGACCTGGATAATACTGCTCATTACCATTATTAATAAAACTACTTGAGGTGTTGTTTACTCTACCAAACAACTTTACAGAACTTCTAAACGTTCTGTCTTGAGGTCCAACCTCACTTAAATCTCTTGGTACTTTATTTATATTATCATTTATTAATGTGGTATAAGAGGTGTTAGAATTTAATGTTGGAATAGATGATTCGTTGTCATAATTATATGGTAAACCTTGCATTGCTCCCGCCGTGTACACATTGTAGTACTCTTGTTCTTGTTGTTTAACAACTATTTTAAAAGAATACCAACCAAGTGGATTATAATCATCACTTGTAATATCATTATTATATAACCCTGGCCAACCAGTAGCATTGTTTGGCTGTGAAGGACCTATCACGCTATTAAAAGACATTTTTAATGAATTACCTGGCCAAGAAGAAGGAGTAGTAGTACCATCTTCATATGGAGAATATATACTATCTCCTTTAAAATCATCAATACCTACTGTTACTATATTGTTGTTATCACTTAATATAACGCTAGAAGATCTACCGTATTTATCAGATAATACAACTCCAACTTGATAGTTTCTATTTGTTTTTAGCGAATGGCTTGGATATTCTATTTTACTCGTAGTGTTTTCAATATCATTAGCAGGTGAAAAATTTACTCCTCTACCTGGTACTAATGTAATATTTTTATCTAAAACTATAGTTGAGCTTCCATTTGTACTTGTGACTATAGTATTAGCTGGTATTCCAGTTGCAGTAGCAATACTACCTTGTTGTATAGTTCCTGTTGCGCCGCTTATATTTATAGTAGTTCCAGCTGTTACAGTTCCAGATGGACCTACAAATACAGCGCTACCTGTTTTTAAATTAAAATCAGATTTAGAAGTAGCTATTATATTGTAATCTAATGAAGAAGGCGGAGTGTGTTTGTTTTGAAAGTTGCCATACACTACTCTGTTATTTATTATCTCTTGTGAAAAAGCTTTTACAGGTATTTTATCATATACTCTTATTATTTCGTTTTCAGGTAATGTTTTAAAAGGTTGCTTACCTGAATAAGTATATTCATAAAAAGCATTTGTACTAGCACTTGTTATATCAGTAATAGATTCAACGACTCTTAATGCTGTTTGATCTGATTCTTTATAAAGTATTTCTAAAGAATCTATTTTAAAACTATCAACAACAGTGTTTCGACCTTCTGGTAATGGTATTATAAGCTTTATTTCATTAACTTTATTTTCCATAAAGCTAACAATTGTAGAATTAAAAGCTAATTGTTGATCGCCTTCGCTTGTCGATGTGTTTAAAAAATACCCGTCTTGTTTTGGTATAAAACACGGTTGAGTAAATGGAGCTATAAGAGAATATTCACCGTCATCAAATTTAAACCTGTAACTAAATCTAACAAATTTATCTTCTAAATAATCTTCATCACCCGCAAAACCATTATCATAATATGGATTATAATTAAAAACTACAACATCATTAGCATTTAATGTTATTGACCCGCTAGTAACTAATGTCGATGTTGAAGATCCTGCTCCTACTGTTACACCTGTGTCAACTATTGGCCCACCAGCTGAAGTTATTTTACCTAATGTCATACCATTTTGAGGTAAATTATCTGTACCACTTGTTTGTAAAGCTGGGTAAAATGGTATATTTAAATCAGTTATAGAAAAACTAGTTCCAGTAGCAGTTGCTGAAATAGTCGCTGTACCACCATCTGGTAAAAATTTACTAACAACATCTTTCATTGTTGTTTCATAATCTCCAGAAGATGCCGTGCTAGCTTCATATAAAGTTATAGCTTCATATGGATTATATTTTGCCACGGATATTTGATCTTCTGCAGTATAATAAGTGCTATCAGCAGCTGCTGTTTTAACATTTATTTTTCTAGGTTGATTTCTATTATCAGTCCAGAATAATAACTCTTCTAATAAGTTAACGCCTATAATAGGTGATTTTGTAGAAAAATTTAAAAACGCACCTTCAACTAATTTAGTTGATACTTCAGATCTTACATTGTATCTATATATAGCGTGGTTATTACCTCCACCAGCACCTTCTTTAATCCAGCCATCAGTAAAATTATCAGTTATAAAAACGTATATATCATTATTTATTTCATCAACATAATACCCAATACTTGTCATACCGTTTTGAGTAATGTCAAATTCTACGAGAAGTTTATTTCCAAGTACATTTGTCAATGCACCTACGTCATCACCTTCAGATCTACTTATCTGAGCATTTTGAGCATCTCTATATTCGCCTTGTGGAACTAACCTAGCATCTAGGTCTTTGTTCATTTTAGACTTTATAAAAGCATTTTTAACTTCTGCCATTTAATTAATGTTTAATCCATTTAGATTTACCACGCATTTGCTGTACAAACTCATTAAGTTTAAGATTAGATAATCTTATTTTAGCATTTCTTAATTTAGCACTTCTTTCTTTTTTAAGCCTTTGTACTATGTATTCAGGTTGACCTATTCTAGTAGATATTATAGCATGTAATATGTGAGCGTACATTGCTTCTTCTGCCATCTTAGGTATTCTAGTTTCTAAGTCTACAGATAATCCATCAGATATATATTGAAAAACAATTAGCTTATCAACTAAGTCGTTTGAAAAAGACATTTTACCTTCTCTTTCGTTTATACTCCAGAATCCATTTATATTAGCTGTTTGTGGATCCATACCGTATAATTGACCATAACCAAACCCTGGGTATTCATAGTTATAATAATAACCCAACTCAGTGTCATCTATAAAATTTAATCTATTTTTTAAATTATTAGACCTCCATTTATCTTCTACTTGTGAATTACCAGATTCTATATTTTCATCAAAGTTATCTTGAGTAGCAACACCTTTGGCGTCTTGTATAGGTAGCTCATATGGATTAGAGGTTATTGTATTTGTCGGCATTATAATATGCTGAGCACCTTGATCGTCCACCCAATACACATTTACATAGTTGACATAATCTTGTGGTAACGGTATACTTAAGTTATGAGGTATTGTTAACTCTTGTGATCTAATACTTTTCAATGTATCATAACTAAATTCTTGCAAACCTCTCTTAGCATGGAATATTACATCAGTTCTTTTTACATCTCTAACTAATTTGTCAGCACCAACATAAGCAACTAAAAAATTATTTATAACATCATTTAGTTTTATATAAGAATATGATCCATAGTTTTGCTCTACAGTATTGCCAAAAGCCTTATCACCTTGTGTTGCTCCATAATTACCACCATCTAATCTTTTTAATTGTACAACTATATATAGATTATTTACAGGCGCTACTGTAAATGTAATTACATTATCAGAAACAGTATATCCACTTGTTATTTCTGTCCATGTTCCTGGAAAACCAGTAGTGCTTTGATATATTTTAAAATTATTTCTAGCATAATTTATATCAGATACACTAGCTGCATACCATATTAGATCAGTATCAAAAGTTGCTGTAAATACTTTATTGCTACCATCACCTCTAAAGCCTTGCGCGCCTTCGTAATATTGTCTGTTGTTTTCTGTTAGTAAAGCCATTTATTAACTTTTTGAATTTATTTCTTCTGATTGTACAGCTTGAGCAGCTACTTGTACAATTTGTGGATCTCTTATTACAACTCCTGCGTAAGCTAATATTCTAATTATTACTTCATTTTGCTCTGTAGAATCTAACTCAAATTGAGTTGAAGCTGATTGATTATATACATATTGATTTAAAACACCTACAGTAAAGCCCCATACTACATCAGCTGGTTTTCTTATATAAGATACAGTAATATCTGAAGCAGTAGTTATAGTTTTAGGATATACATAAATATGAGGTTGCCCAGTATTAACACCAGAAACACCTTGTGTAGATTGTTCGTATATGTATATTGGAAAATCAGTTGTAGGTTTAGTTAACGGAGACATATTGATATGAAGCAGTTCGTCTCTATTTACTCTTTGTAGTTCTTGTTCATCTTTATAGATTACAGTACCTATTCTGTGTAAGTTTGATGGTGGTAAAAAATATAGTGAAGAATTTACAGCTTGAACAGTTGCTGTAGCATTAGCACCACCTGTTGATATAGTAATTACATCTCCAACAGAATAACCAGATCCACCGTTATTTATAGTAACATTAGATATAACACCGTTACTATTTGCTGTTAAAGTTATTTGAGCATTAGCGCCACCGCCTGAAATAGTTAATACGTTACCACTTACGTAGTTTAAACCAGGTGTATTTATATTAACACCTGTTATAACCCCTGAATTTACAGATGTTATATTAACGGTTAATCCAGTACCGGCGCCACCTGTTGTTGCTACATTGTTTGCATTTGAATAACCAGTACCTCCATTTGTAAGAGTAAATGTTGGTATTGTTATTGATGTGTTGACTGTTAAACCTGTTCCACCCACAGGAGCTACTGTAGTTGCCACTCCGTTTGCAGCTGTGTATCCAGTACCGCCGCTAGTTAAAGATAAGCTAGTTACTCTACCTGCTGGAACAGTTGTTGTATTACCAATTGTTTTAAATATAGATATATTATTATCAATATTTTTTCTACGGTCTGCGTATTCACTTTCCGTTTGTGGCACGCGTAACTGTTGGTTTAAATCTTCAAAATAATTTTCAAACATTTCTAGTTGAACCTGTGTGGCCAACTTATTAAACTCATCTGGCGTTATATATCCTCTTTGTTCTTTATTTAAGATAGATAAAACCGTCGTGTAAACAGTATTTACGTTTATTGCCATTTATTTTTTATTTAAATATTGGAGCGGTATTACCCGCCCCGATATTATTATTACATGTTATGAGAGTTTTTTCTCTATAGATTTAAAAACTTCTACACCTTCGTCAGTTTTTAACCACGCTGCAAACGCAGAATATGGGTTTTGATCAAAAGGTACTTCCATTAGTTTTCTATCATTGCTTGACCATTTGAAATAACGTTGATCATTTGATAACGCTATAATGTTTGATTCAGCTGCTCTAATAGCAAAGTTTCTTAATTGTACGTTTTCATCATTTGCTAGATCTATAAACAAAGCTGGGTTGTTATTAGCAAACAATAAGACGTCTCTTTTAATCTCTTTAGAACTCATCTTAGATACCTTAGATCCAACTTCTACTCTTAATATAGCTTCAGCGTGATCTATATCAATGTTTTTAGCTGCGTTTAAAGCTTCAATTCTAAGCTCTAAAATATCTAATTCATTAGTAGCTATCTCAACACTATCAAATTCTTTATACACTCTGTTTTTCAAAGGGTGATATAAAGATAAAAGTTTTTGTAAAGACTGGTTTTCTTTATTTACAATTAAAGCGCCATCTTTAAAAACAATATGCCCCATAGTTGATTCACCTTTTTGCTCGTCTACAAATGGAGATGGTTGATTAGTAGCGTATCTAAGTTCTCTTTGTTTTTTTAAATCAGGATCAAACCATAGCAACGCATGTTTTCTAGTGTGCTTACTTGGTATAGTTAATGTTAAAGGATGTTTATCACCCATAACAATATATCTACGATCCTTTATTTCCCAGGTATCAACTGGTTTTTGTTTTTTAGGAGCAACTACTTCTTGAGTTACTACCTCTTCTTTTTGTTTTTTTGCCATAATATAATAAGATTAAATAATTAAAGGTATTGGGCGCCGAAGCGCCCTAACCTTATAAAGTAATTACACTCCTTTGAATAATACAAAGTTGTTAGCACCTTGTACACATAAACATCTTTCTGATAAGAAGTTAACTTCCATAGCATCAAGATCAGATGTGAACGCACCACCAACAGAACCAGTTAGCCACTGCTTCATTCTTCTATCATCAGTTTGTGAAGCTCTATATCTTACATGTAAGAAAGGTCTTCTGATGTTAGAACCAAGTACTTGGTCATAAACAGTTGACGTACCAGCTGGGATTAGTACACCTTCAATTGAGTTAACACCGTTGATAGCTCCTCTTGTAGAAGCATCATTTAAATATTTCCAGTCAGTCTTATAGAAATCATAAGAACCTCTTCTGAAACCACTAAATCCTAGATTCAATGCCATTTCCTCAGAGTTTTCAAATAAACCATAAGCAACACCTCCAGCGTAACCACCAGAAATATTAGCTAGCATATCATCAAAATCTAAAGAAGTTTGTCTTTGTAAGAAAAGCATGTTTTCTTCAATAGCTCCTTGAGTATCTAAGTTTTTAAGGATTTCATCAAAAGCATCGATTCCTGCAGCTGCAGTGAAACCTACTTGTTTGTTACCTCTTTCTTCGATAGCAGCGAATAAACCTTGAGTACCAGCAACACCTACTGTAGATGCAGCAACAGCTTCTTCACCTTCTACCATAGCCATTTCTAAGTAATCTTCAAATCTTAGTCTTGTTTCAGACTCAGCTTTAAGATACCATAAATAACCAGAAGTTCCATCTTCAGTCGCAACTTCTACCCAACCAATCTGTGCAGTATCAGAACCAGATACAACGTATTTGTTTCTAATAATAATCGGCTTGTTAGAAAATTGAGTGAAAGAAGGAGTGATACTTACGTATCCTTCATTAGTACCTGATTGATTAGCTACAGCTACTCCTTTAGCATATTCAGAACCATAAACGAATACTTTAAGATCGTCCATAGTATCTAAAAATCCTAAATCAGATAAGTTAGCAGCGCCATAAGGTTTTGCTGTAATATCTCCTTCGCTAGTACCTGTACCAGCGTTAGATGAAGTAACTAAACATTTTGCTTCTAATCCTGTGCCAGGATCCATAACAACAATTGTTTGGTTTACTGAAATAACATTTTCTTTAAAATTGATACCAGCACCACCCGTTGGGATAGTTAATGTACTTCCAGCAGCAGATCTTGTTGCAACACCTGTATAAGCTACATGTAATCTATTTTGTTCAGACCAGATTACTTGGTCAGAGGTCATTGGCATTTCTGCACCGACCATTCTTAAGAAGCCAGATAACGTTCTATTTCCATAACGCTCTACTTCTTGCTCATAAATCTCTGGTAAATACTGCTGCGCGAACGTATCAGAGTCACCAGGATTCAACCCACCATTAAAAGACAAGAAATTATCAGAGAGAATTTGTTGCTTTTGTGATGGAGTTATTTTTCCAAATTGTGGAGTTAAACTCATTTTTTTTAATTTTTAATTATTTAAATTTCCTTGTTTTTACTTTTAACTTAGAAGAATCAATACCACTTATAGATTTAACTTTTAAACCACCAATAAATACATCGCCTGAAGCTGTTTTTCTAGGCTCATTTGATATATTTTTAGATTTAGCTATTATATCTTTAGTAGCATCTGCTTTACCCTGCTCATAAAAATGTTGAGCAATAGTATCTGCATTTTTAGCTGCATACAAAGCTTTATGGTAACCAGAATAGTCTGACACTTCTCCTTCTTTATTTAAGAACGTCTTAATAAAATTAGAAATATCTGATTGACTTTCAGCTACTTGTTTAGGATTTTTAACACTATATCTGAATTTTTTATCTCCGACATTGAAATCAAAACCTTTGAAATCATCGTTTAAAAATTCATTTGTTTTAGTTAAAAACTCTTTGTGTCTTTGTTGAGCAACTTCTTGATCCTTGTTATATCGATTAAAAAAGTCCATAGCTTTTTGCTGGTCTTGAGTAACGCCCGGTCTCAACTTGATCTCGTCGTAATATTTACTCTTAAGTCCATCTAAAAAGGTTTTGGCTTTTGCAACCTCTTCTTTAAACGCAATTTTCTTTTTGCGTACTTCTTTTGGCTCATCTAGTTCTTCATCATAAGAAAAATCTTCTAATAAAAGATTTACATCGTCGTAATCTAAATGAGGTTTTGTTTGTTTATAATATTCTCTGATTAAAATATTGTTATCTACATTTGAATAATCAGCGTTTAATCTTACGTAATCTTCAACGCTACCACCTGTTTCTTCCATAAACGAAACTAATTTTTCAACATTCTCTGGTAAAGGCTTTTGCTTTACAACTTCTTTAACTTCTTTTTTAGTTTCTTTTACTTCTTGCTTGGGTTCTTCATCTTCTTCAACCACTGTTAAAGGAGATTCTACTTCTTCGGTGGCCCGTATTTCTTCAACCACTCCTTCGCTGTCGCTACTGTCTTTGGGTTCTTCGACAACAACATCGCTATCATTTGTCTCTTGTGCTTGAACGGCATCGTCTTCTTTTTTAATTACTACTTTTTTAATATCATCTTCTGGTAATTCAACTAAAGGTTCTTTTAAATTAACTTTAGTAGGTTGATCAGAAGATTTACCTAATTGTTTTGGTTTTACTTTTTTATTTTTCAAAGTAAATTCACCTTCTTGTTTTACTGTTTCTTCAGCCATAATAAAATAATATAAAATTAATAAAAATTTTTTTAACGAGGTTCAAACTGTTCTAGTCCAAATCCTCCTAACGCATCAAAACCAGCTGACTCAAAATTCTTTGGCAGCTCATCATTCTGGCGTTGTGAAATCATTTGAGATTGTTGCGTGCCAATTATTCTAGCTCGCTCATCTTTACGATCTTCTATTTCTTTTTCTTTTTGTCTTTCAACTTTTGCTCTAGCTTCTGCAAGCTGTATGTTGTAATTAAACTCTTCAGCCATTAACTGTTTTTTAATTTCAGCTTCTGTTTGCATTCGCTGTATTTCAAATTGAGATTTACCTTGTTCAATTTGCAATTTACTTTCCGTTAATGCTTGTTGTTTTTGAACCTCTGCTAGCGCTGCTTTTTCAGAAGCATCCGCGTTAGCTGCAGCTTGTGCTTGTATGTTTTGTAACTGAGCTTGTTTATCAGCTTCTTGTTTTTGCTTACGTTTTATTTTAAGCATTTGATTAGCTAATTTAATATTAGATATTTCTCTAATATCTATAACATCTTCTAAATCAATACCACCTGATTGTAAAGCTATTTGTATGTTACGCTCAAGCATTTGTTTTTCTTCTTCTTCTGGTTCAAGCTCTAAGAATATTCCAAACTCATGCATGTTTAATTTTTCTATTTGTTCTAATGTATTAACATTAAATAAACTTATAGAGTTCATTAAAGCATTTTTAGTTAATGGGAAGTTTAAACTATCAGCTGCTCTTAAACTAATATTCTCTGAAGTTCTAACAGTTAAATACATTAATGATTGCAGGATATGTTTAGTAGCAGTATTAGAAGCTGCTGCCGCTAATTTCTGTAAACCAACTAAAGCATCTTTGTTTGGTTGACTACCGTCTCTAGCTTCATTTAATCCGGTCACATCACGTATCATTTGTAAATAATATTGATACGTTTGTATAAGCGCTTGTATTTTACTTATACCAGAAGATGTTTGTAATTCTTGTATTGGTACTTTACCTCTATTAGGATCACCATCTTGCGTTAAACTTCTACCTACAATACTACCAGTTTGGAAGTACATGTTTAAAGCTTCTTGAGGATTATAGTTAGTACCATTACCTAAGTCAACTTCAGCAAGTCCATCAACATCTACAAATACACCGTCTGGAACCATACGAGCTAATACTTGTTGTATCTTTAAATGAGTAAGCTGTATCATATCAGCAAAGCCAATACATTTACTTACAACACTTTCAATACGACCTTTGTACATTCTTGGTGCTGAAATATTATAGTTCATTTGAACTTTGGTTTGATCACTAAAAGGTCTAGTCATATTCTCACAAAGCTCCCATTTTAAAAGCTTATTATAACCTAATACTTTAGCGCCGCTGTATAATACTTCAATAGCTCTATGTACTTTATTAAAGTTTTCGTTGTCAGGTGGATTAAAGCTATCATCTTTTTCTATAGCTTTTTCTAATCCTTGATCTGTTTGTTTTATTTTAAATACTTGATTTGTATAAGTCTTGTATTCAAAATACAAAACTTGTATATTATTATAGTCATCATCTATACCATAATAACCTCTAGTATAATTAGAATCACCTGGATATTTTTGTATTTCTTCTAGTTCACTATCAGTTAAATGTGGAAATTGTTTTTTAACTTCTTGTAAACTCATAGATTTAACTTCACCTACATAATATAAATCTTCAAAATTAGGATCTTCTGTATAAGAATAAACTAAATTAGTAGGATCAACATAATCAACTGTAATACCATTTGCTAAATTAAAATCTGTTTTAACAGCACCAATACCTAATATAACTAAATCTTGAGCAATACGTTTTTTAATTTCATCATATTTATTATAATCTAAAACGTTTTGTATTAACTCTTCTTCAGCTATTTCAATAGCTTGCTTATAGTTTAGTTGCATGTGCAACTCTAATTCCTCTTTTGTTTGCGGTAATTGTTCTGCTGGTATTTCAGTTCTTTTTAAATCTATACCTAATCTTTCTTTAGCTTGCGCTATTAAATTACCCGCAAAAGCATCTTCAGCTATAGCACTAGCATGCTCAGTTCTTTGGCTTACAGCATAAGGATCTGAAGCAAAAGATTTTATTTGATAACCTTTATCTGTCATTCCGTTAACTACAATATCTACAAACTTAGATAATACAGCCACTGGTTTCCAGTCTAAATTAAGATATGATAAATCACCATTAATTGATAATTCATCTTTATATTTTTGTACTGACTGCTCACCTCTAGCATACAGTCTTAATTGATGAAAGTATTGCCAATTGTTTCCGAATCTACCTCCAACGCCTAATCCTCTGTCTCCTCGGAACCATTCATTTTCAATAGCTCTTCCAACGGCGTAACCATATTCATAGCTTTGTTTCTCTGCGTCAGATACTACCTGACTTGGGAAAGAACTATTAGTGTTAGTATAAATCATCTATTTTATTATTTTTGAAATATATCCATCGTTATTATATTTATTAAAAGATAATACGACAGGTTGCTTTTGCGTTTTGTGAACTGGTGTGTATTTATTTTTATTACACGCCATTATAGCTAGTCCAGAGCTAATACTGGCATCATGCTTAGTTCTATTATTAATATTAAATTGTGACCAATCTTCAAGTGTTCTTTGAAAATACATTTGACCATAACCATTTTCTAATAAACCAATGTGATTTTCTATATAAGTTTCAATTGCGGCGGCGTGAGCTTGTTTAATATCTTCACTTGAATTAGGTATACCACCTATTTCTTTTTCTGCAACTGATAATTTATTATAAACTTTATCAGGTCTATTTATAGAAAACTTTCTATATCCTCTTCTTTTTAAGTAATACAATAATCTAGGTTTATTATTTTCTGCAAGTATTGGCATACCATAAAAATGTAAAGCCATTAATACATCTTCAAAAAATATCTCAGCAGTTTGAGGTCTTGCTATATATTCTAAAAAAAACATATTAGCTGGAGCATTTTCCATACTAAACTTTGTTAATCCATGAAAAGCTCCTTTAGAACCTCTATTATCTACTGTTCCAGATATATCGTAAGAGTCGCAACCAAAAGCACCTATATGTTCGTTGCCTGGATATTTAACTCCATTTTTTATAATTACACGGTTCTGTAGCATTGTAGGCGGAACCCATGACACTAAAAATCTTCCATTATTATTTGGAACAAATCTAACAAACGTGTCTTTAACATCTCCTTCCCACTGGAAACTACCTCGTGTTATTAAAGATTTATTTTTAACATCTTCATTAAAATCTATTTGTTGATATATTTTAGTAAGATTAAATAAAGATTGTTTTGCTTCATCTCTAAACGCGTGTTTTTCAGTACGCGGAAACTGTCTATAAAATTCATTTAAACCGTCTTGATCATCTTTTAAACCATCAACTTCATTTTGCCAATAATCAATCACACCTATATTTATAACATCTCCCTGAGGTCCTTTTGTAATTTCTTTCGGTGTTTCGAATACAGGTATTCCATAAGAATCAATGTATCCTTCGTAATTCCATTCCATAGGTATGAACAAACTATATAATCCCGAACGAGTCTGTCCGTTGGCGTTTCTTTGTGTGACATCTGAATCGTAATATAATTTTTTAAAGTTATCTCCTCCTTTGTCAAGAGCATTGCTCGTTGACCCCATCATGCATTTACCAACTATTCTACTACCTAATCTTAACGTGGTCTTCGTAACCCTCCAGTTGTTGAGGATGTTGTTCGGCCTTTCCCACTTGCCCGATTCATCATGAACGAGGAGCTTGAGTTTCTCACCGTCGTAGGAGTTATCACCGGTGTTCTTCCAATCGATCGTTGTGTCAAGTCCTTGTAAATCTGGAGCGGTTTCGTTGGCAATGAGTTTCCGCCTTGTGAGCTTACTTGCTGGGACACGGTAGGCAAGCTCGGTCTTTGGACGGTCCATACCGTCCTGGATCGGTTTGAAAAAGAAGGGGTAATTAACCGATATGGGTACCACCTTATCTGTGAACATCGTCTTTGCATCAGGACCGGACTTGGATAATATACCATACCTACTGTCACTTGATATGGTTGCCAAGTTAACCACCTCTCCTGATGCCATGAAAGAAAACCCGGAACGCCTGTTCTTAAGGTAACACATGCCATAGGATCGTGGATCTGCCTTACAAGCTTCCCAGAAAATAAAGAATAATCTATTTGATTCTCTAAAGTTTGGTGCCCCAACGTCAATTTTACTCCACTGCAAGTACATATAATGAGAGCCAGTAATGTAAGTAGGATTGTCTTTGTTATAAAACCAAAAACCTTCTTCCCTACGGGTGAACTCATTATCGATGTAATCATACCAACTTTCTTTAAAATTATTAGGATATTGCTCCCAATCAAATACTGTTTTTATTTTTTGCAATTGTTTAGGATATTCAAATCTACTCCATTTTTTATCCTCAAACTTATGTATATTTTTTTGTTTAGGTAAAGCTATTTTAAGATTTTGTATTTCATATATCTCACCTATCTCACCTGTTTTACTTATTACAACTACATCGTGTTCTACATCATAACCATACTCCCACTTCTTGTATCTATTATTTTTTTTTATTATAGAAGGTTTGATGTGATCTTTTAATATTTTTACTAAACTTTGCTCGTACATTATTTAGATCTTCCTTCAGCAAAACCTTTAAAACTTTTTTCTTTAGTTTTTTTATCAGCAGACTCAATCATAGATCTTTCTTCTTCTATTCTATTGAGTATTTCAAATGCATCAAATATAGCTAGCTTTTTTGTAGCAGCGGCGTTCTTTAATCTATCAGCAGATACATCATCTTCAGTATTAGTAATGATTTGTTCTTCTGCAACTTTAATTAATTCTTTAACCGCTTTTTGCCCAGCTTGGATTATATTGAGTTTCGCTTGTTTTGTATTCATATTTAATTACAATGTCTTTGGTTCTCATACAATACAGTAATTCATCGTTTACTATGAACTCAAACTCACTATTAGGTGTAAAACCTATTAAATCACCTACACTAATTTTATTTGATTCTAATGAATTATTTCCGTATTTTAATATACCAATATGCTTTTTTTCTTTCTGTAAATCTAGATCATCTTCATTTATTATAGGAGCGACAAAGCATCTATCATTTATAGGAATCCAATCGCCTTCTTTACTATACATATATATTTGATCTATTTGACAAAAATACTGATTATCTTTAAAGTATTTACTACTGTTTACTTCTTTACCCTGCTGATTATAATATCTTCTAAATATGTTATGATGAACTAAAACTTTATCACCTTTATTTATAGGAGTAGTATATGCTAATGGTGTAGCGATTACTTCAGCTACGTTATTAATAAACTTGTGGTTTTCAATTTTAGAATTTAATATTAGTTTTTTATCACCAACACTAATCTCGTTGTCATATCTTTCTCCAACAGGTTTAATTATAAAGTCGTAAACACTTCTCATTAATACTCTAAATCGTATTCGATTGATATAGCCATGTTAGAATTAAACTTCTTCCATGGCAATACTTCATCGTTTTTCTTTATATAAATGTTATAAGAACTATCAGAATCTTCAAATAAAATATGCGATATTTCATGACCACCATAAACTTGTTGGCCTACCGCATAATGCATTGCATCATTTTTATAATCAGTTCCAATACTGATTTTTCTGATGTTATGCATCTTCTTTATCCTCGATCTTCTCGTATGTACCATCAGCTAGATTAATACTAACCTTTCCGTACTCTTCTTCTAGTTCTTTT